CATTTCTTGGTGACATAATAATAAAAAGTTTACTAATTGATCGTCAGATAACTCTAAACCATCAGCATTATGTGGGAAACCCATCTTCTCTTCAAACAAAGATGCGTTCTCTTCCATGTTTTCTACATTGACTTCAGCCATATCTTACTCCTTTTTTTAATTTTATATTTGCTATAACTCCTAGTGCATAGCATACACTTTCTCCAATACGACTTATAACCTTAACAACTTTGTTATTCTTGCCATGTTTACCTTTAGATAAATCAAATGCCATTTGCCTTGCCCATCCTAATGCTAGTGGCTTGGCTATCTTATATACAATTCCTTTATGCCTTAGTTTTGTAGCTACATACTTACCCCATACACAATATCCACGATAAACATTTGGGTCAACACGCTTTCCATATACTTGATCATATTTGTATATAGTTTTTTTCATATCACCCATTTCATACAATGCAGTACAAATATATGTGCCACCTCCACCACCACCTTCACTACCTTGATTTTCTATTTGAACTGCTTTGGCAAAAGCTTTGTCATAAGTGCCTTTAGTTGGGTCATAGTTAGTTATATTGGTTTGGTTGATTGCATCTCCAGCATAATCATTGACACTCTTCACGCCTGTTCCTTGATCAGCCATATCTTTTAATGCATATGATCCCATAGCAGATTTAAATTCATTAGCTAAAGTGCCTCTGTCTCTTGGAGCATTCATTTGTTGACTTAATCTTCCACTAGAATATGGGTTTGCCTTTGCACTAGATGGCATAGTTTTGCCACCAGCACCTCTTACCATTTTATTTGGATTACCACCAATATACATAGAAGCTAAGTCTAATCCTGGTATACTTTGACCAAATTGGTTCATCTCATAATTACTTATTGCACCATCTTTATTAGTGTCAGAAATCATGCCTCTTACTGTTTGAACTGCAGAGTTTGGATTTCCTGGTTGCTTTACATTATTCCTAAAGTTTGTTGGGTTACCTAATAATTTATTTGCGGCTTGCTCTGATTGATAATTTCCTATCATAGAGCCAACTGCCATAGGCGTTCCAAGTCCTGAAACAAAGCCTACTCCAGTAGTAAATGCATTAGATGGCGTTAAGCTATAGCCAAATATATCTGTTGCATTATTTTGACCTTGCACCCCTAAAGACAATTTATCAAAATCGCCTCTAGTTAGATTTCTTAATGCACCAAGTTTTTCAGCCATAACTACCTCTTATGTATTAGGTGCATTATTAGGATTGAGTGCATCTCTAGGATTATATGTTCTATCTCTACCAGAAGGCAATTGTCTCATCATTAAATCTTCTGGTCTAGGTGTAGGCATAACCATTGGTCTTTCATTACCAGCTGGAACTCCACTTAATGCACCCATTCCTGGATTAGACATTTGTGGTTGCATTTGTTGCATTTGTTGCTCTTGACCAGATTGTCCAAAACTTTGAGGTTGAATTTGTCCAGCAGATCGTTCTATTGCAATTGCTTCAAGAGCTTCGTCTTCTGTTAACCCCATATCCATTAAAGCAGTTACTTGTTCTACTACTGACATAGGCACTGACATTTCGCCTTCCATTCCCATGTTTGGGTCTGTTAAGATATTTTGTAACTCTTGTTGACTCATAGGTGGAATATTTAAATTTCTAAGATTTGGGTCTTGCATAGCTTGATCCATAGCTCTCATTTCCATTTCAGATGTTGCACCAGTTTTTGACATCATAGGTAAGTCTGGTCTTTGTGGTGGTAAGTCTACTGGGTTTCCAGTTACAGAATCAATGAATTGTCCTGTTGGTGTTATAACTATTGGCATTATCTTAGCTCCTTTTGTAGTTTGATAGCGTTTTTCTCTCGTTCTAATTGTAGTTCTAATTGTAGCTTTGCTACTTTGCCTTGTAAATCTGCTTGTAACTTGGCTTGTTCTATTTGTAAATCTTGTTTAGCTTCTGCTTCATTGATTGCTAACTTTTGTTGTGCTTTAGCTTGATCAGCTTGTATCTGTACTTGAGTTCTAGCTTTTAACGCCTCTGCCTCTAGTTGTGCAAGTTGTTGTGCATATTGTAGAGGGTTTTGTTGTTGTTGTTGTTGAGAAATTGCTACAAGAGGTTTAATAGCTTGCATTTGTGGTGATTGTCTTACAACTTCAGCCGCTCTTTGACTAATAGCCATATCAAGTGCTGGATCAATATCCTCAAACTTAAACTTAGGATTACGAATATCTGGCATTCCTGGTAAGGACATATTGATACTAGCTTGCATCCGCTGCCTGTACAGAAGTGCTATATGCTCTGCTATATGTGCAATCAATAAAGGTTGCATTGATCTCGCACCTGGATTACCAGCTAAAGATGGATCGCTAATAAACTGCATATGAACTGCAATATGGCTTTCGTGATCTTGTTCTGGGAATGCTCTTATAGGTTTACCATACATCAATGACATATTTTCTGTAATAGGATCAAGTTTAGATGCTTCTTCTGGTTTCTTTAACACTTCATCTATGTTGTTAATTCTTATTGCTTCGTACATTCTTTTGTACGCCTCATACTGATCATGCAATTGTGGTGCTGATTGTGCCATCTGCAGAACTGCTTGTGCTTGTGCAATTCTCTGTGCAGTACTGAATATGTTAGGATCACTGACTGGAATAATATCTATTCTATCATTAAAGTCTTTTGCATAAATAATTGTATCCACACCACTTTGTGCAAACTTAAACTCTTCTGGTAAATATTCTGCATTTAATTTAGCTAATAGTTTAAATTCTTGACCTTGTGAATAATGTAACCTTTTGTGAATAGCACTAAATGATTTACTGCCTTGCTCAATAAGTGCCACTGTACTTCCAACAGGTGCATTAGGATTTACATCGCCTACGTTAAGATCAGCAGTACTAGCAAATCTTCTTCCTATATCTGTTATAGCATTCATAAGATTGAATAAGGTTTGTGATGGCTCTTTAAAGGGTAGTGGCATAATAGCTTTATTAACATCATCTACAGTAGCATCAAGATCAGCAAACTCTCCTGGATTGATTTGCATCTCACCACCAGTCACTCTGCCTTTTAACTTAAAGCCACCTTGCATGTTAGCAAAAGCCGCACTATCTAGTAATGCTCTAAGTGATCCAGTAGCCGCCTTACCTAATCCACCAATTAAATGAAATAATCCAAAGCCATAGAATCCAGTTCCTGGTAAGAACTTATAACTTACAAACCAATCTCTTCTCTTCTTTTTTTCGTTTTCCTCTTCCCAATTACGTCTTACTGCAATAATTTTTTCTGCATCATAATCAATTGTAACTACATAAGGTAAGTGAACTGCATTATCTTCGTCTTGCTCATTATCTTCATCAATTCCATCAAAACTCTGATAACAATGAATTTCTAACAATGTCATCACTTCATCTTTAGATTCACTGTTATAAGGGTCTACACCTTCTATCTCACTTCCAAGGTCTCCACTTGGATCAATATCGTCTGAAGAATACTCACTTGGCAAATAATATCCATCTTGAACATATTTGTTAAAATCGTTTCTAGGCATTCTGATAACATGAGTATATCTTATTGATGTATATAAATCTTTGCTTTCTGGTGATACTACAAAATCTTCTGCTTTAACAAACTGAGAACATTGTCTACCTAAATTAGTATCCCACCAAACTTTCTTAAATGTATGTCCAATTAATGGTAGCTGAAATAACATCTGATCAAGGTCTGGAAAGTATTCTGGCATCTCTTGAGTGATTTGATAGTTCATGTAATCTTTTACACGCTTGGCTTGTTCTTCCATCTCTTCATTAGGATCACCAATTATTACAGTCTTAACGGGACCTCCAGATGGGTATAATTCTGCGATTGCTCTAGCATTAAACTGTGTAGCCGCTTCTGCAATCATAGGATGAACAACTGTACTTAGTCCTCTAGTTGCCCTTTGGTTTTCTTCTTCGTCTTGTCCACCTTGAGGATCAAGTGTCTCTAGACCTTGCTTATATCTAAATTCCCATTGTGATCTAGCTTCTTTGTCTGTCTCATAACAACTAATAAGCTCACTAGCTACGCCATCTAATTCTTTAGCATCAATCTCTTCTGCTAAGTTCTCATCAAAGCCAGTATCTTTTTCTACAACTTCATCTAAACTTGGATCGCCAATAAGAACTTCATCGTCATTAATTTCCTCAACTTGAAATTCATCTGAAGGCATTGTTTCTGCAAAGGGAATTACTTGTGGTTCTCTAGCCATATATTGTCATCCTTTTCTCTTCTGTACTATCGTCTTCGTCATAATCTGTAGAATGAGTTATAAACCAACCTTTTCTCAATCTTAACCAAGCTTGTGTACAAGTGTCAACTATATCATCATTATCACCCGCAGGAAAGGCTGAACATATATCAATTAGATTTTTTGCCCATTTTTTTCCTTGAGGATAAAATATTCTACCATCTTCAAGTAATGCAGAACTACTATGTGCTCTAGCAATCTTGTCTCTATCTGGTGAGTAAGCCAACACTGGTATCCCACCCATCCTTAAATCTTGTAGTAAACTTTGACCACTAGCTTTCTTCTCTATCAATACTGTATCTGGTTGCCATTCATCAAACGCTTCTTGTGCAAGTTTCCTTAATTCTGGATAAGTAACTCTATCATACCACATCTCTACTACGATAGCATTTACTTGTCCATTCATTCTAAATATTCCCCAAGTAGTTCTAGCACTGTAACTGCTTGTTTCTTTTGTCGAGAATGCAGTATCGTAACTTTGCACTAAATACTCAATGTCTGGTAGATCATCTTTCTCCCAGGGAACCCACCATTCAGCTTTTAATATACCACCACCTTTAGGCATAGGTCTTTGTTGTAGTTGCCCAGCACTTGCATATGAACCTAAACTTTTTTCTAAAGTTGATAAAGTTGCATCATCTATACGCTTTTCCCATAACAACTCACCTTCTTTTGCTCTTGGGTCTACAAAGTTTAATGATGATTTAGTTGGTGTTGGATGACCTATTTCATATCTTGCTGGAAGACATAAGTGATCCCAATCATTATATTCGTTAGCTAATATGTGACCAGTCAAATCATTCTCATGTACTCTTTGCATGATAATTATAAATGCACCAGTCTTTGGATCATTCAATCTAGTCTGCATAGCTTGATCCCACCATTCAAGAACGCCTTCTCTAACTGTGGATGATTCAGCTTCTCTTACGTTATGTGGATCATCAATAACAATTATATCACCACCTTCTCCAGTAAGTGCTCCATCTACTGAGGTTGCTATTCTCTGCCCAGTCTTGTTATTTTCAAATCTTTGTTTTTGATTTTGATCTGAAGTTAATGAAAATTTATCTCCAAAATATCGTTTATACCATTGGCTATCTATTAACCTTCTACACTTAACACTATCTCTTATTGATAATGATCCTGCATAACTAGCAAATAAAAACCTTTTCTCTGGTTGTATTGTCCAAGTC